ACCCTACAGAATTTATGTATTCTTTGCTTCACGTTAGAAAAATAAAAGAAGTAGAAAGTGGAGGAAGACCTACTAGTATTGATGAGCCTATAAGACTAAGAGCTTTAATAAATAACGTTGGTTTTAGTATAAATGGTCAAAGCATCCTAAAAAAAATAATACAACCTTTTTAAATTTTTTACTATCTTACTATAGTAAATGGAGGAGTCTATACTAGAGTTGGTAAAAAACGAAAGAGTTTGGCATAACTACTTAAAATCGTGGGGGTGCAATATTGACACAGCTAAAGACTTAATCCAAGAAATGTATATACAAATAGATACTTATTTAAAAAAACATAAAAATTCTATAATGTATAACGAAAAGGAGGTAAACTTTTATTTTGTCTACCTCACTTTATATAGTATGTTTAAAGATTTAAAAAGAGTAGAAAAAAGAGTTAAGATAGTGACGTTAGAAAGTTTAGAACATTTTGCAACAGAAGACCAATATAGTGAGAGGGACGATTACAATAACCATAAAGCTATACAAGAGTGGTTTTTACACGAGGACTATATAGAAATGACAAATTTAAACAACCCAAAACTAAAAGAGTATGACAAAACTAAAATGTTTAATTTCTACCAACGCAAAGTTTTTGAGGAAGTTTTTTTAAACAACAAAAGTATAAGTCAACTTAGTAGAGACACTAATATTTCTTATTACTCTTTATATAATACTGTTAAAAATATAAGACAACAAATAAAACAATTATATGAAACTAAGAATTGGGGATAAACTAGAGTTCGTTTTTAAATGGACTGGTATTAAATGGCTAGTAAATAAAGTAGTAGTAGATTGGTTAGGGTACGAAAGCTGTGGCTGTGAAAAAAGACGTGATGCTTTAAACAATTTTAAAATAAATAGAAATGAATAGAGAAGAGTTTTTTAAATGGAAAGACTTTAGAGAGTCAAAAAAACAACACTTAAATAATGACGAGTTCCAATTAATTTGTGAGCTACACTCTAAGCTATTTTTACATACTTATTACAAACCTTGTACTTGTTCACCTAAAACTATTGTACAATGGATTAAGGATTTAAATATAAAATTTAGTGAGTCTAAGAAATATCGAGTAAGAAAATGAAACTCGAAGACATCCAAAAGTATGAGAAAGCTGTAGTATTTTTATTAAACCTGGACGATTGGGAACTTGAATGGACTGGTGAAGGTTACGAGCATTTTGACGCAATAGGTAAAACTCCAAAAGGTTTTAAGTGTGTTATAGAAATGAAGTTTAGAAATAAATATTATCCAGAAAAGTTATTAGAAAAATACAAATACGACAAGCTAATGAAAATGGATAAAGAAATAGTTAAGTTGTATTTTGTAGCAGACGAGAAAGGAAATTATTTGTATTGGTTAAATGATATTGAGATGCCTCCAATAGAAAAAAGGTATTGTCCCTCCACTTCATTATGGAATAAAAAGAAGGAATTAAAAGAAGTTTACTTATTAAAAGAAAGTTTAGCCTCAAGAATAAACTGGAACGATTTGGATACTAAGTAGATTTTTTTTAAATTTAACGCACAGAAAAAATTAGTTACCTTGACAAAAGCTGAAAATCTTAAAGACATTGAGTTCTATAATCACTCTGAACTTTGTATTTCCTTATTGCAAAAATGGAAAGACCAATCTAAAAATCCAGATCTCAAAGAGTTTACTTTAGCTTTCCTAGGTATTTTGTTTTACGTTAATACTTTACAACAAGATAGATATATACATAATAAAATAGTAGAAGAGTATAGAGAGGACAAGATACGAGCAATAGAAAGAGCACGAAAAGCTGACAAAAAAGTAGAGGAGCTAGAAAAGAAAATAGAGAGTTTAAAAAAAATTGCTAACCTATGACCTATAAAGATAGCTTACTAGAAATGTATAGAGCAGAAATTGATTGTTTGAGAAGTGCATATTTAAAAGAAAAAAAAGAATCGAATAAACTTAACGATATTATAAACGACAAAGAAATAATTATAAAACTTCTAAAAAATAAAAACAAAGCCTATGACAAATTCAATTAAACTCTTAGATGGAAACTATGTAGAAAGACAAGAAGTATTAGATAATATGTACTCAGACGATTACTATTATAACTACCTAGGTAAAAATGCTTTGTCTAGTAGTTCTATTAAACTTCTCTTAGATAGTGCAAAGACTTATTTATATGTAACTAAGTACGGCCAAAAAGAAACGCAACCATTAAGAGATGGACACTTATTTCACACTATGGTATTAGAACCAGACAAATTAAATGATATAGTATTTGTTGACGTACAAAGTAAAAACACTAATAAGTATAAAGAAGCTAAAAAGTTTCACGACCAAGTATTTACTATAAAAGAAAAGAACGATGCTGAGAGATTATGTGATGCTTTGTTTAAAAATGAGACTGCACTTAGTATGTTAAACTCTTCTAAGTTTGAAGTGCCTATGATTGATAATATTAATGGGTATCCATTTAGAGGAAAAGCTGACGTGCTTAAAAATAGTGGAGGAATCGTAGACTTAAAAACAACTATAGACGTAAAGAACTTTTATAAATCTGCAGACGCATATAGATATTATAACCAAGTATATATATATTGTCAACTCTTTAACGTGGATTACAAAGACTTTAGGTTTTTATGTATAGACAAAAAGAATTTAGATATTGGAGTTTGGGAATGTTCGGAAAATTTCTACTTAAAAGGCGAAGCTAGTGTAATGGCTGGTATAGAAATATATAGAGATTTTATCGAGGCAGACTACGACATCGACCAATATATAATAAAAGGAACTTTATAAAAATTAACTAAACACAGAAAAAATGAACAAATTAAAAAAAGGTACTTATAATCCTGCCTACCCAATAAAGGATTTAAAACTAGCTAAAATCAATAGAGATATAAGCACCAATCATTCAGAAAACTTTACAAGCAAACTCATAGAGTATGGATGGCTAATGCCTATAGTAATTTCTAAAAATGGAGACGTAATAGAAGGACACCATAGAATTGAAAGTGCTAAAATTTTAAAGCAAAAAACCATACCAGTTTATATAATTGATTGGGTCAACACTAAACAAGAACGTGAACACCTACAATGTATTATTAGTTTAAATAATGGGAATAAGGTTTGGTCTATGGCAGATTATCTTAAAGCATTTGCCACGCATAATAAAGACTACAACTTAGTTTATAAAACTTATTTAGAAAATACTGATAATATAACTGTAGGGAATATTATACATTTGTTTTTTACTTACAACAATAAAAAATTTAAGATAGGAACTGCTAAGGTAGAGGACAAAGACTTCTCTTATTACATACTAAACAAACTATCTAACTTAACTCAAACCTATGGAAAAGAGTTAGTTGCAGCTTATTGCGTTAGAGAATTTATAAAAGTTTCGTATGCTAAAGCTAGAAAAGATCTGAAAAAAATAGAGTTCTTATTTATGAAGTGGGAAAAAATGTTAAAGATAAAACACCCTACTTGTACTTCTATTAGAGATTTCAAGCCTACAATGGAAATGTACTTAAACGATTATAGCCTTAATAAAAAATGAGAATATTAAATTTATATGCTTGTCTTGGAGGCAATAGATATAAGTGGGGAGACGAGCACGAAATAACTGCAGTAGAGCTAGACCCTGAGTTGGGTAGAATGTACCAGGAACGATTCCCAAAAGACAAAGTAATAGTAGCAGACGCACACCAATATCTATTAGACCACTTTAGAGAGTTTGATTTTATATGGACTAGTCCTCCTTGTCCCTCACATAGTAGAGCAGCCTTTGGTTCTAGGAAATCTATTAAAGCCTCACATAAACCTTTGTATCCTGATATGAAACTCTACCAAGAAATAATATTTTTAAAACATTATTTTGATGGCAAGTATGTAGTAGAGAATGTTATACCCTATTACGACCCATTAATTCCAGCAAAAAAAAGAGGTAGACATTTATATTGGACTAACTTTAATTTGCCCTCAGTTTTAAGTACAAGAAAAAGTATAAGTATGGAGGATGTAAACGAAGTAGGACAATGGTGTGTATTCCACGATTATAATTTTAGAAACTATAAAGGAAAACAAACTATACAAAAGATAGCCAGAAACCTTGTAGACTATGAAGCTGGTAAAACCATATTAGATACAGTTCTTGGAATTGAACAAAACCTAAATGCCGAACAAATTAAATTGTTTTAATTATGAATGAATACGACAAAATAGCAAACTTAGTAATAAGTTTAACTGAAATAGATATATTCGAGAATCGAAGGACACAAAGCCACGTAGACGCTAGAGCCTTCTTTGACTTTATAATGAGAAAACTAAAGAACAAAACCTATACAGGAATAGCAAAATACTACCACACGAAAGGAAAGTCTGCAGATCATTCGACAATACTATATAGAACAAATATGTTTGACGAAATAAAATGTAGAAAGCCTGAATATAAAACCTGGTTAAATATTATTAAAAATGAGATTATATCCTCCAAGGAATTATTAATAGTTTTTGATAAAATTAAAGTCTTAAAAACTCCAGATTCTTTAGAACAAGTAAATGAACTTATAGACAAATTAGCTTACAAAGAAAAGTTATACAATACCCTTATAGATAAAAATTAAAAATTTACGTTATATTAGTAGGGTGATGTTACAAATGTTACACTATAAAAAAGATATAATGTTAGAAAAAACTGAAGACAATAAAAGTAAAATGCTTAAAGCCTTAGAGGAGTATTATGGTATAGTAACAACCTCTTGTCAAAGTGTAGGTATAAGTAGAATAACTCATTATAGATGGCTTGAGGAGGACGAAGAGTATAAGGCTAAAGTCTTAGATATAAAAAATGCTGCTATAGATTTTGTAGAGTCTAAACTATTTGATTGTATAAATTCTGAAAAAGAAACTTCTATAATATTTTATTTAAAAACTATAGGCAAGAATCGAGGCTATATACCTAGACAAGAAATAGATACTGGAGAGAATAAAGAATTTAGAATTGAAGTAATTGAGTGAGAGACTTAAAAACAAACATAGTTTGGAAACACTTAGAAAAAAGCCAAAAGAAAATAATAATAGAACAAGGAGGTTCTAGGTCTGGGAAGACTTATAATATATTGATCTGGATTATATTTGGATACAGCCTAAGAAATAAAAACAAAATAATATCTATTTGTAGAAAGACCTTTCCAGCTTTAAGGACTTCAGCTATGAGAGATTTTTTCGAAATCCTTAAAACACACGAGCTGTATAAAGAGGAAGACCACAACAAGACAAGTAGCGAATATAAAATCAATGGAAACCTAATAGAGTTTATTTCCCTGGACTCACCACAAAAAGTAAGAGGACGTAAAAGAGATATACTTTTTTTGAATGAAGCAAACGAGTGCACCTGGGAAGACTGGAACCAGTTAATATTTAGAACAATAGGTCGAGTCATATTAGACTACAACCCTTCAGACGATTTTCACTGGATATATGACAAAGTCAAAGTTAGAGAAGACGCAGACTTTTTTAGAACTACTTATAAAAACAATAAGTTCCTAGAGGAATCGATAGTAAAAGAAATAGAAAGACTACAATTTACAGACGAAAACTATTGGAGGATATATGGACTTGGTGAAGTAGGACAAAGTAAAGCAACTATATTTCAATTTAGAGAAATAGATACTATACCAGAAAATGCTAAGTTCGTTTCACTCGGAATGGATTTTGGTTATACAAACGACCCCACTTGCATCTCAAAAATTTACTTACACGATACCAACCTTTATTGCGAGGAGCTATTATATAGAACTGGAATGACTAATAGAGATATACATAATGAATTACTAAACTTAGAAATAGGTAGACGTGATGAAATCTTTGCAGATTCAGCAGAACCAAAAACAATAGACGAGCTGTATAGATATGGATGGAATATAAAACCAAGTACAAAAGGTAGAGACTCTATTAATATAGGAATTGATATGTTAAAGAGATATACTATTCACGTAAAGAAAAATAGTCAAAACGCTATAAAGGAATTTAGAAACTATAAATGGAAAGAGGACAAGAATGGAAATATACTAAACGTCCCAGAAGACAAATGGAATCATTTTATAGATAGTCTTAGGTATGGAATTTATAACAAACTAGCTAAACCTAATTATGGAAAATACGCAATTAGATAGCTTTTGTAAAAAGTGCGAAAGGCAAATGACTCCTACAGGTTCTCTCCAAAATGGTTTCTATTTCTATTGTCCTAAGTGTGGAGACGTCAAGTTTTGGAAATGATTTGGAAATGTTGAAAACTTTTAGTAACTTTATATTGTTGTTAAAGTCAAAGTCTCAACATATTCAGACTGGTAGAGTGAGCAAAGGTCAAAGCGAAACCTAACGAAGCAACCAAGGAGCTATCCTAGAATAGTAAAAAAGGTGTAAACAAGGAGCACCTACTCAATGACAAATCAAAATCCTTTTAATTTAAACAAGAGAAATGAAAACAAATAAACAATTTATTAAGAAACTTGCTAATATCTTAGGAGACAAATTTTTCCTTTGTGATATGATTTGGCAAGAAGACTTACACGAAATGCAAGACAAACTAGCTAAACTAATTTGTGAAGCCTCAAACAATAATGTTAGTAGTGCAAGAACAATAGCAAAAGAATGTCCTAAAACTTTTACAATTTCATAATATGAAAAAAACTAAATGCGATAATTGTAATAAGTATAGTCATCCACACTCGTTCCTATGTGAGCATTGTGGGTTTGACTTTGATTTCCAAATTACTTATAACAAATGGGGACTTCCCAATTTAACACAAAAAATTAAATAAATTATGACAAAAGAAGACATCATACGTTGTACAACTAAACAACTTTATGGAGAGTTAAAAAACTCTATTAGAACTAGTCAAAACCTTTTAATAGAAATAGAATTACGTAAAGACAATAATAAAGGGACGCATGAGGCGTCCCATTAACTTAAATAAATAATTATGCCAATATCAAACGAAATATTCGAGACGTATAGGATACAAGAGAGAGTCAAAGAGCAAAAGAAAGCTATAAGACTTTTAGCATCTCAAGGCTATACTATATTAGATTTAGAAAATAATATTATTAACAAAGAAAATTATAAACAATAAAATATGACTAGAGAAAAATTAGATGACTTTTTAAGTACTTGGGCTGCACTAGTAATTCAATTTACTACTATAATGTTTGCCTTAACTTTTTGTTCAGTAGGAGTAATGTCTTGCGTGAAATTATTATATAGAATATTCAAAATGTTATTTTTAAATGAATAACGAGGATTATATAAAAAGTCAAAGAGAAAGAGTAATGAGACAATATCGAAGTAACCAAGGTAGAAGTCCAAGAAAGGTAAACGAAATTATGAAACTATTAAAAGTAGTATTTATAGCTTTGTTTTTAATGACTATATTATGTTTTGTTTTCTTATAATATAGTAATGGTTTTTTGTTTAAATTAGGGTAGTTTAACGACTGCCCTTTTTTTTGTGAAAATTTTTAAAATTAACGTTATATAAGTATATGGAATTAAAAGTCAACGTACCAAGTAGAATGGAGGAAATAACTTTAGAGCAATACCAAAGGTTTCTAAAGGAGTGTGAAGACGAGAGTTTAAAAGAAGACGTGATAGCTTTAAAAATGCTAGAAATATTTTGTGGAGTTCCTCCAGCCAAAACCTATACATACAAGATGAGTGATGTATATAAGATCTGTGACCAAATCAATAAAGCTCTAAACGAAAAGCCTCCACTAATTTGTAGGTGGAAATTTGATAAAATGGAATTTGGCTTTATTCCACAGCTTGACGATATGACTTTTGGAGAGTATGTAGACGTAGATAGTTATATAGTAGATTGGGAAAATATGCACAAAGCTATGGCTGTTTTATATAGACCAGTCGTACAATCTTTTAAAGGAAGTTATGAAATCGAAAACTATAAAGGTGATACTTATTGGCAAGTAATGTTAAAGATGCCACTTAGTTTAGTAATGGGTTCTATGCTTTTTTTTTGGACTTTAGAGAAGGAGTTAGTAGAAGTTATGAAGAGCTCTTTGAATCAGGAGCAGAAGCAGATCTATCAAGAGAAGCTAACTTCAATGTTAAATATGGATGGTATCACTCTATCTGGAGACTTGCAAAAGAAGACGTTACGAAATTAGATGAGGTTACTAATATGAATTTTCATAAATGTCTAAGTGCTTTAATGTACATAAAAGAAAAAAACGTATTACAAACGCAAAAAATAAAAAAGAAATAAAACGATGAGTAATAAAAGAGGTATAAGAAGTTATTATTTAATAATGTCTAAACTAGAAGAGGAGCTACTAAAAAGCCCTTTTGTTAAGACTGTAACATTTGGAGACATTACACAAATTGATTTAAGAAAGCAAACTATATTTCCTTTATCTCATATTATTATGAATAACGTTGTACAAAGCGGCCAAGTCTTAACTTATAATATGACTATACTATTAATGGATATTATAGATATTAACAAAGCTATAGTAGTAGACCAATATACTGGCAACACAGATGAGATGGATATTTTAAATACTCAGCTTGGAGTTGGAAATAAACTTGTAGAACAAATGAGATCTGGAACTTTATTTAACGATATGTACCAGGTCAGCACAGATGTAACATTTGAACCTTTCTTTGATAGGTTTGAGAACGAGCTAGTAGGCTGGAGTATGAATGTAAACATAACAGTAGAAAACGATATTTATATATGTTAGAGTTTGACGAGATTGAAAAAGTACTTGAAGCATTTGCAATTAATGTAATATCTGCAGCAAAAAATAATTTAGCTAAGTCTGATAATTCTAATGGCGAACTATACAATAGCTTAACAAGTAAAGTTTCACCAGGAAGTGACGATATAATTTTAGATTTCTTAGCTACAGATTATGCTTCGTTTTATGATTTAGGTGTACAAGGTGCAGCTCCTTCTAAAATGCCACCTAAGTCTTTAGCGAGATTTAATAAAGCACCTATGAGTCCATACAAGTTTGGAACTGGGTCTGGCAAAAAAGGAGGGTTACGTGGAGCTATAGACAAATGGGTTATTACTAAAGGACTAGAAAACGTAAGAGACAAAAAAACAGGTAGATTTCTACCAAGAAAGAGTATGACTTTTTTAATATCCAGGAGTATTTATTTAACAGGATTAAAACCTAGTAATTTTTTCTCAGCTCCATTTGAACAATACACTAGAGATTTAGAGTTAGACTTAGAAAAGGCACTAGGAAGAGACGTAGATATTGCTTTAGAAAACTCCAGCTTTACAAACGAATTAACAATAACAATAACATAATGGCAGCAATAGCATTAAGAAGCCCTCAATACAAATCAGACGTAGCAGATACAGGTAGTCCTTTGTCAGCAAAAATAACTATAACAATAGACTCGACTTTAAGATATACTTTAGTAAAAGCAACTTCTATAAATGAGACTATGCTTTGGGAAATCTCAGAGTTATGTAGAGATTATATAAACATCACTTTTAATGGTAGCTATACTGCAGAGACTTTAGCTATAGTATCGGTATTAACTTCTCACGCTTCTACAGATGGTAGTGGTACAGCTTTAACTACTAGTACAATTACAGACGTAGGTTACGATGCCTATGGAACTTTTATGGAGGGAGCAAATCCGACAGTTCCTTTTGGTTCAAGACCAACCTGGTTAATAAGTGGAAATCCAGATCACACAGGAATAAATGACGAATACTATATTTATGCACCAGTTGGAGCAGCCTCAGAAATTCCTTATATAATTGCTAATGAGTCAATGGGTTATAATAGTTATGGTGCAAATGATACACAACTAAATGGAACTCCTGCCGGTATTAGAATGAATATTGTTAGAATTGATTGTAGTAAATACGGAGATGGAAATAAAATAACATTTGTTAATAAGTTTGGAGCTTTACAAGATTTATGGTTCTTTTTGAAATCAGTTAACACTACAACTAAAAAACAAGAACAATTCCAAAGAAATATAATAGATGGGAATGGCTCTTATAATGTAAACACTCACACAAAACAAGACTTCAATACTTTAGCAAATACAAGTATAACTCTTAGTTCAGGTTTTTATCCAGAGTGGACTAATGCTTGGTTTGAGCAATTACTATTATCTGAACAAGTATGGTTAACAAGGCTTGACCCTACAAATCCTAACGCAACGCAATACGTTCCAGTAAATGTTACTAAAAACAATTTGGTTAAAAAAACAATAGTAAATGATAAACTAATTGAATATACGTTTGATTTTTCAATGTCATTTGATTATATAAATAATGTTAGATAATGCAAAAACTCCAGCTTTATATAGATAATAACCCCTTACCTGAAACTATTGCATATCAAAGAATAGATTTATTTAAAGATGAGACTGTAAGTATAAATCAAAGTATCCAAAACATAAAAGACCCAGCTAAGATATTTACTGAGTTTACCAAAAGTTTTACTATACCAGCTTCTAAGTCAAATAATAAAATATTTGAACACTATTATAATTTTGATATTATTAATGGATTTGATGCTAGAGACAAAAGACCAGCAAAAATAGAACTTAATAACATTCCTTTTAAAATAGGCTTTGTTAGATTAGAAGGTGTGGAGTTAAAAAGAAATGCTCCATACGCTTATAAGATTGTTTTCTATGGAAATACTGTTAGCTTAAAAGATACTCTAGGCGAGGCTAAATTACAAAACCTAACTTCACTAGTACAATATAATTTAAACTACGATTCGGCTACAGTTAAAGCTAGATTACAAACTGCAAACGGCCCTATACTTTGCCCTTTAATAACTTCAGGAGCCTCTAATAAAGATTCAGATTTAGTGCCTCCTCCCTCACGTTTATATTACGACACAGTAACGAATACTCAAGCAAATGGAAATTTATATTATCCTGGGAACGATGACAATGGAGTTTTATATTCAGACTTAAAATATTCAATAAGAGTAAAAGAAGTAATAGACGCAATTACAGCTCAATACTCTAATTTAGTATTTAGTGACGATTTCTTTAATACTAGTAACGCTGAGTTTTACAACTTACATTTGTGGTTACATAGAAAAAAAGGAGGAGTACCAGACGAGTCTTTAGTACAAACTTTTCCAAGTCCAGTTACAGGATTCGGCCCTCCAACTATTCAAGCTACCAATATGTTTAATGGTACAGGTTTAGTTATACAAAATAATTGGTTAGACACAAATGGAGTTTTAGTTTCAGGTATACCAAACACTACTCAAAAACTTTTATTAACAACTTCAAGCACAGATCTTTTTACAGTTGTTATTTATAGAAATGGATTAACTCACGCTACTATAGCAAATCTACAAGGAGGAGGGGGAACTCTTGTTATAGGTGCAAGTAGTTTAGGTGGGACGTTTAGTGCAGCAACCTACACTATAACTATTTTCTCAGCTACTCAAATTAATTTTAGCGAAATAAAGTGGGACTTAGCAGGATTCGATTATAACGTTACAGTTGGATGGGTAGAAACTTATACAGTAGCTTTCAATGCAACTGCAGCTTTTACGTTTGATATACCTAGTCAAATACCAGATATGAAAATTATAGACTTTTTAACTTCTATATTTCGTATGTTTAATTTAACGGCTTTTTTAGATGACAATACGTTATTAGCTAATGGGTCTGTAAATCCAGATTTTAATAAAATTAAAGTACAAACCCTAGATGACTTTTATTCTACAAATGTGTCTACCTATGATATATCAAAATATATAGATATTGAAAATAGCCAAGTTAATATTGCTTTGCCATATAGAGCTATTAATTTTAAATATGCAGAAACTGACACTATCTTAGCCCAGCAATATAGCCAACTTAATGGACGTAAATGGGGGTCTGAGCAATACGATGGAAACGATACTATTGGTGATAATTTTGACGGCCCAAATTCTACTTATACAGTTGACGTTCCATTTGAACATTTAATGTACGAAAGACTAACTAATACTGGGTCAGGAGTTGCAGCAAATACGCAAACGTCTATACAATATGGATATTTTGTAGACCAAAACCAAGAACCAATTTTAGGTAAACCTTTATTGTTTTATCCTATACACCAAGCAGCAGGTTCAGGAACTACAGTTATTTCTTTTAAGTCTGCTCCTAGTGGTTCAAACATAAACTCCCCTTTAGATAATTATTTTATTCCTAGTAATAGTTTAGCTATTTCAGCTTCTACTAGCACAAAGAATTTAAACTTTAGAGATGAGTTTAATGAGTATACAGGGTCTTCAGATTTCCCAGGTACTTTGTTTAAAGAAAACTACGACACATATATAACTAATATTTTTAATGGTAAAAGAAGGTTAATAAAGATAAAAGCCTATTTGCCTTTAAGTATAATAAATGATTTAAAGTTAAACGATACGTTAACTATTAACAACCAAAACTATAAAATTAATACTATCTCTACCAATTTAATAACTGGTGAAAGTGATATAGAAATATTAAACGAGCTATGATAAAAAACATATTAGAAATGTTAAAACACGCAGACGGTGAAACTGATAATATCAAATTTGCTCAAGGTGCTAAAAAACTTTCAAAAAACTTTAAAGAGGGAAAAGATAAACTTAAAAAACAAATAAGATGGGAAGGTCAATCCAAACAATAGCAGTCGAAGGAGGCAAAGAAGCTGAAAAGGAAATCAAAGGCGTACAAAATGCTTTAGACAAATTCGGTAAAACAGCACAAAAAAATAGAGACGCTACTAGACTTTTAGACAAGGCTACTGGAGGTGCAGTTACTAAATTCAATGATCTGCAAAAAGGATTATTACAAGGAACTAAAGGATTAAAAGGTTTAGCACTAGGTTTTAAAGGTCTTAGTAAAGCTATTATAGCTACAGGTATTGGAGCAATCGTTGTAGCGTTAGGAGCTATCTATGCGTATTGGGACGATATTACAGAGGCTATTAATGGAGTATCTGCCGAGACTAAAACTTTATTAGGATTACAAGAAGAGCAAGTCGCAGCAACCCAAGAAGCATACGATACTATTGCGGCTACTGAAAATATTTTAAGACAACAAGGACAAACTGAACAAGATATATTAAACTTAAAAAAGTTAGCTACAAACGAAGCTATCGCAGCTCTTGAGGCTCAATTAATAACACAAAAAGAAATTAAAAAAGCTCAAGTAGAAACTGCCGAGAGAAACTCTAAAATACTATCAGGTATTATATTAATGCTTACAGCTCCACTCGCTGCAGTATTAGTAGCAGTAGATGAGGTAGCTAAGGTATTAGGCAAAGAAGCTAACTTGGCTAAAAACTTTTACGAGGGTATTGGCACTTTTGTATTCGACCCTGAAGGTATTGCTGAAGAGGGTGAGGAAGCCATAAACGAAACTGAAAATCAATTAACTAAATTAAAAAATAGAAAGGCAGGTTTTGAATTACAAGAACAAAAAAACAAAAAGGCTGCAAGTGACAAGGCTAAAGCAGATCAAGAGAAAGCAGATAAAAAAGCTATAGATGACGAAAAGAAAAAACAAGAAGCGTTAGAAAAAATTAGACAAGGAGGTATAGATACTGAGGAAGAGAGAAGAGCTGAAGAGAGAAAAAAAATAAACGATGAGTATACGCAATTACTTTTAGACCAAGAAAAATTTGGAGGAGACAGGGAAGCATTACTAGAAGCTCAAGAAACCAAACTAAGAGAATTAAGAGAAAAGTTTGCTTTAGAAGACAAAGCTAAAGCTGACGCTGACAAGTTATTAGAACAAGAAAAAATAATTGAACAACTAGAGTTAGATGCTGAATTTGAACAATTAACTTTTGACGAGCAAAGACAATTATTAAACGAAAGACAACAGCAATTATTACAAGACGAAACTTTAAGTGAAGAGCAAAGAACTAAATTAAGTGCAGCCTTTGGAAAAGCTAGAGTTAAAATAGTAGAGCTAGAACAAAAACAAAAAGAAGAGGCTACAATGTCTTACGCAAATTCGTTAAGTAAAATTTCAGGATTGCTTGGTGCTGAGACTCAAGCTGGAAAACTTACTGCTAGTGCTGCGGCATTAATTGCAACTTACTTAAATGCTAATAAGGCTAGAGAAAGTCAATTAGCAATAGCAACTCCAGACGCTCCATTTAGAGCTGCGTTAGCTATGGCTGCAGAAATAGCATCTGGATTAGCAAATGTAAAAGCTATTAATTCAGTTAAAGTTCCTAAGGCTTCAGGAGGAGGCTCACCTAGTGCACCTAGAACTCCAGCGACTGTATCTGCTCCTTCATTTAATATAGTTGGAGGAAGTGATACAAGCCAATTAGCCGAGACTATAGCTAGTCAAACTCAAGAACCTGTAAGAGCTTTTGTAGTAAGCAACGATGTAACTACAGCTCAAAGTTTAGAGAGAAATATAGTAGAGGGAGCTACAATATAAAAACAAAATTATTAATTAAAACGTTATATAAGTATGAAAATAGTAGAACTGATTATAGACGAAGAGGATGAGTTAGCAGGTATTGACGCTATAAGCATAGTAGAAAGCCCAGCAATAGAAGAGAATTTCGTAGCTCTTAATAAACAAAAAGAGTACAAACTAAAAACCTTAGACGAGGATAAAAGAATTTTAATGGGTGCACTTTTAGTACCTAATAAAACTATATATCGTAAAGAAGGAAAAGAGGAGTATTATATATACTTTTCAAAAGAGACTGTAAAAAAAGCTAGTGAGTTATTCTTGCAAAAAGGTAAACAAAACAACGCTACATTAGAACACAAATTTGATATAGAAGGTTTAACCTTAGTAGAGTCTTGGATAGTAGAAGACAAAGACAAGGACAAGTCAGCTTTATACAATATGGACGTACCAGTAGGAACTTGGATGGGTGCTGTAAAAGTAAACAACGAGGATATATGGAAAGACTTTGTTAAGACTGGTGACGTAAAAGGTTTTAGTATTGAGGGTTTTTTCCTTGACCGAGAAGAGAGACCAAAAGAAAAAATAAAAGACAAGCTAAATGAAGTAGAGCTAGAAACTTATAATGACTACCCAGAGTCTGCAGTTAACAATGCTAAAAAAGCAATTAAATATAAAGAAGAGAATGGTTCAAGCTGTGGAACTCCAGTAGGCTGGACTAGAGCTAGTCAATTAGCTAATAAAGAAAATATAAGTCGTGAAACTATAGCTCGTATGGCATCTTATAAAAGGCACGAAGGAAATAGCGAGGGCTCTTACGAGGATGGATGCGGCCCTATAATGTACGATGCTTGGGGAGGAAAATCTGGAGTAAATTGGGCTATAAATAAATTAGAACAAATTGACAAAGAAAAATTATCTCAAATACAAGCAGGGGTCAAGTTGCTTAAAATAAAAAAAATGTTAATAAATGCCAGTAAGAAAACGAACAAATAAAATGAATAGGCGTAGTCAAACTATGCCTTATAATGAGCGTTGGAACCCAGCTAGTCCTTCTAGTAGTTCTAGGGCTTGTTATTGTAAAGACGAAAACACTTACTCCAGGGAGTGCTGCGATGGGTCTTTGTGGGCTCAAGGTATTGGAGTTATTACTCGTGTAACCTGAAAATGCAAAATAATTTTATACTACGTTAAATAGGTATGAATGAGCTAAACAGGATTACAGAAAAGTTGTTCAAAAACAATTTAAACTTCCCACTTATTTTAAGACAAATCGAGAAAGAGGTAAACCTTGAGGAATACCCTTGGGACGAGTGTATAGCAGATCAAACTAAAAGATATGGAGCTGAGGCTGCTCCTAAAATTTGTGGATATATAAAAGAAAAATATGGCAATTAAATTAAACCAAGTAGTTTTAAACAAACTAAAAGAAAACAAAAAAGAAAATTCAAAAGTAGACTTAGCTCTTTACGATGGCATAGAATATGATTTTGATTACTTACAAGACGAAGTTAGTAGATTATCTTATTCAACGGAGGAATGGTACGATGAAAAGTTTGACGCTTATATGGATGCTAGAGGAGTTTTAAGAAGTGTTTACTTTCAAAATTCAGAGACTTTTATTAGTACAGATGACGTTACTAATGACTTAGATATATTAAACGATATTGTAAAACAATCAAATGAGTTA